ATTTGAACGATTCTTGTAAAGGATAATAAAATGCCTACATTTACCCGGTTTGACGCAGTTGGCGCTCGTGAAGACCTGAGCGACATGATTTATGACATCTCCCCGCAAGACACCCCGATCATGTCCTCGATCGGTAAGGGTCGTGCGACCGCCGTGTACCACGAGTGGCAGACCGACGCTCTGGCCGCGGCTACGACCGCCAACGCCGCTGTTGAAGGCGCTGACGCTACTGCCGCCACCCTGTCGCCCACCACCCGTATCGGTAACTACACCCAGATCGTCCAGAAGACCGTTCAGGTTTCCGGCACGCTGGAAGCCGTTGACAAGGCCGGTCGCCGTTCGGAGAAGGCTTACCAGTTGGCCAAGGCTTCTGCTGAACTGAAGCGCGACATCGAGACCATCATCACCGCCAACCAGGGCCAGTCCGCTGGCAACTCCTCGACCGCCCGTGTTCTGGGTTCGCTCCTGTCGTACATCAAGACGAACACCAACAAGGGTTCGGGCACGACCGCTGGTGCTGACCCCACGACCATCGGCGTTTCGACCCGTACCGACGGCACGACCCGTACATTCCAAGAGTCCATGCTCAAGGATGTGGTTCAGAAGGTGTTTACGTCCGGTGGTACGCCCACGCTGCTCGTGGTTCCGCCCGCTCTGAAGCAGGTTGTTTCTGGCTTTACCGGCCTGTCCCAGCACCGTTACAACAGCAACACCGGCGGTGACATCACCATCCTGGCTGGCGCTGACCTGTATCAGTCCGACTTCGGTGTGCTCCAGATCGTCCCGAACCGCTTTATGCGTAGCCGTGACGCGCTGGTGCTCGATCCCGAGTACGCTTCGCTGAACTACCTGCGTCCGTTCGTCACGAACGACCTGGCCAAGACCGGCGACAGCGAGAAGACTCAGATCCTCGCCGAGCTGACCCTGGAAGTGAAGAACGAAGCCGCTCATGGCGGTGTGTTCGACCTGTCCGCTACCTGATTGTAGAATTAGGTAAATTGTGGTAAATTCTGGGGCGGAGAAATCCGTCCCAGATTCACGAGGAATCCATGAAACTCGGAACCGAAGTCCAGAACGGCACGGTCAAAACCTACTACGCGGACGGCGAAGGCGGAGTCATTATCGAGACTTCCCAAGACGTTTCCGCCTGGGTAGAACAGAATAAAGCACAATACAACGCAACCGACGAGCGCACCAAGTGGGGCGAACTCACCAAGATCGGCAGCGTCCCTGATTCAATCATCCTTGAGTGGAACCGGCTTGGGTTCTGCCAGGGATATTTCATTACGGATCAGAAAGCCCTGAAGAAGTGGCTCAATGACCCGGCAAACCGCGCTTGGAGAACACGCCCAGGCCAAGTCTGAGGAGAGGAAGTATGGCCAAACGCGAACGCGTCGCCATTTGCATCCCGTCACGGGGTGAAATGACCATCGGTACAGGTTTCGACCTTGCGGTTATGTGTGGGTACGACTCCCGCTTCCGCAAGAACGGTGAGCAGGGGATCTACACGATCAACGGAACCCTGATTTTTGACCAGCGCGAGAAGCTGGCGCAGGAAGCCTTGAAAGAAGGCGCAGATTACATCTTGTGGATCGACGCAGATATGCGGTTCCCCAAGGACACGATTGCACGGCTTTTGAAGCACAACAAGCCCATCGTCGGGGTCAACGCCACCACCCGGTCGATTCCGGTGCGGGCGACGGCCAAGAACCTTGAGATCGACTTCGAGAAGCAAGAGAACCATTGGAAGCCCGTATCTTCTAAGGGCAAGACAGGTTTGGAACAAGTGACCTCCATCGGCTGCGGCGTGATGATGGTCAAGCGGGAGGTCTTTGAGAAGACCCCGCAACCGTGGTTCTGGTTTGAAATCCTGCCCGGTGACAAGTTGCTGGGCGAGGACGTGTATTTCTGTGTGAAGGCGCACGATTCCGGCTTTGGCACTTGGGTGGATCACGATTTAAGCAACGAAATTGGCCATGTCGGGCATTACACATTTTCATGGAATGACGTGATTTTGGATAAGAAGGACTCCAATGAGCATAACGAATTACAGCGACCTCAAGACGCAGGTGGCGAACTACCTCGGAAGGACTGACCTCACCAGTCAGATTCCGAACTTTATTTCGTTCGCCGAGTTGCGCCTATCGCGTGACCTTCGTATTCGGCAGATGTTGAAGACCGCCACGGCCACGATGACCGCTGGCGACTCGACCGTTGGACTCCCCTCTGATTTCCTGCAAATGCGTGACCTGTTCATCAACGGCACGCCCCGTATCGCCATCTCGTACCTGACCCCCTCAAACTTCACCCGCGACTCCCGTGCTTCTGAGTCTGGAAAACCTGTGTTCTACACCATGCGCGGGGCTGAATTTGAGTTCGCGCCCATACCCGATGCCGCCTACACCTTGCAGATGTTGTATTACGCCAAGCCCACGGCATTGAGCGACTCCAACACCTCCAACGTCTTCTTGGCCAACTGTCCGGACGCGCTGCTCTACGGTGCTCTGGTCGAGGCCGAGCCGTACCTGATGAACGATGCCCGCACCGAACTGTGGACAAATCTGTACCGTGCCGCAATCAACAACCTGAACACATCGGACGATGAAGCCGAATACTCCGGTGTCCCAATTGCAATGAAATTCTCAACGAGGTAATCATGGCCGACTTTAGCAACTATCTGGAAAACAAATTGCTGGATCATGTGCTCCGCAATGTGTCCTACACTCCCGCCACCACCGTCTACGTTGGTCTGTACACGTCCAACCCGGACGAGGGAAACACCGGAACCGAGGTGTCGGGTGGCTCTTATGCCCGCCAGATCATCAGCGTGACCACGGCAACGGACGGCGTGGTGACTTCTTCTGCGGACATCACGTTCCCACAAGCCACGGCCTCGTGGGGCACGATTTCCCATATCGGCCTTTTGGATGCGCTAACGTCTGGAAACCTGTTGATGTACACCCAACTCACGACCTCCAAGGCGATTGATGAGGGCGACATCTTCAAGATCACGACCAATAACCTTACCGTCACACTCGACTAATGGCGGACGTATGCGGCCCGTGGACGCTGGAGCAGCTCGACCAGTTCGGGACGCTTGACAGCCTTCCTTTCAGCCTGGATTCCGACATCTGGCTGACGGCGTGCATACGCGATGGAGATGGTGCGGTTTCTGCGGTCGGATCGGTCACGGCCACCCCGAACCGTGAATTGGTGGGTGCAGGTGCAATCAGCGCCACCGGATCGGTAACGTCCACAGGAGTACGCGAGCGGTTTGGTGAGGCAAGCATGACCGCCTCGGGCACGATGGCATCAGGTGGTGCGCGTGTACGTCAGATTGACCAATTGCAACGCATCTTTGCCTATGGAGACCTGTATGGATATCCAGGTATTGAATACAATTTCACGGCAGAGATTACCGGAACCTGTGATGTCACGGCGTTCCCGGCACGAACACTAGAGTTCTCTGGAAACATCAACGGCTCCTGCAACGTCACGGCAGTACCGTACAAGTACGGCGAGGAATGGAGCGATGTCCCAGACGAATCGAACACATGGACACCCGTTTCAGACGGCTCAAACGTCTGGACAGAGATAACGAGCGGAAACAACTCATGGCAACTACGCGGGTAAATTTTGGGGAGTGGCTCCCAGACCAGCCGGGTGTGATCGGTGCGTTGACCAACGCCAAAAATGTCTACCCACGGTTGACTGGATATGGGCCGTTTCCAGAAGAGGTGGAGTATTCCCAAGCCGCTTCTGAAAACCTGAACAACGTGGTTGCCGCCGAAAGCACGTCCGGCGTGACGCAAGTGTTTGCCGCTGGCGAAACCAAACTCTTTCGTTTGGACACCACAGACTTTTCGTTGGACAACGTGTCGGCAACCACTTACAGCAGCACGACCAAGTGGCGGTTTACCCAGTACGGCAACAAGTTGATCGCCGCCAATGGGGCAAACACGCTCCAAGCCTATGACCTGACCACCACGGGCAATTTTGCCAACTTGGCCTCGGACGCACCGAGCTCTAAGTTTGTGACGGTGGTGCGGGACTTTGTGGTCGGCGCTCACAACCCCACGGAGAAGTTCCGTGTTCAATGGTCAGGGATCGGAAATGAAACGACTTGGGCTTCTTCTGCGACCACTCAAGCTGATTATCAGGACATTCCTGACGGCGG